AAAACTAAACCGATCACTATTGACATCATTGGGATTGTATTGCGCATTACGTCGAATATTATCGGTTACAAGTTGCGTTACTAGATTGGGATCATAGTTGCCGACTTGTGTGGGTTGGTTACGGTCCCCGCTAATAGATTTAGCGCCAGTCCAAGGCATCCCATATCCCATCATTTGCAGCCGTTCAGCTGATACCCGTAGCCTCTCATTTTCTTTTTCTAAACGTTTAAGAAAGATTTCAATGGACTCACCAGCTGGCGGATCATTGGGTTCAAGTAACCAAGTATTAATGTACTCATGGGGCTTTAGGTTAGTAACAAGACAGTAACCATCTGTTGTTTGACTAAACGGATAGATAATAACAAAGTTGTTAGCATCAATAATCTGACTAACAATGTACTCGCCAGCAAGGGCATTTCCGCTTGTAAACTCAAGATTAACGCGGGTATTTAAGCCTAAACCATGCGGTTTATCAGTTGTAATTGTAATATTAGGACCAGATTGCGTGTAACGTCCGCTTAAGTTCAATGGGTCATTGCCTTCGTCATGAACAATGGACCACATGGCTGCATAAATATGTTTACACCATCGCAGCTGGTAGTACGCTAACAAAGGCCTGGAATAATCAGAACTATCTTCATAGGTGGGAAGCTGATAGAAATTATTGACAACCAAATAACCAAAGTCGGAATACACGCCAACTTCATCTCGGGTTTCAATCAAGTTTCCATCACGATCTAACCGATAACCAGGTCGAACTGAAGTTGAGATAGTATTTGGAAACTTGCGACGTTGTTGTTCTTTGTAAAAATCAAATGTTTCTCGTTTTAAATAATCTTGGCAGGTGCATTGATAGCGTATTTCTGTTGTTAAATAACGACCTACATTAAAACCACGGTGTGCAGGAACAATAGTTTTTGGAATACCTTGATTAGTGCTAGATGGAAGATTGGTGACTGGATCAAACAAGCGTGTGGCATAGCTATCATCTCGCTGAAATAAAACTTCATTGGTAGATAGATCTACTCCAGTAACGGTATAGCCGACGTAATCATCGTAATCATATCCACGAATCCTGCGATTAACGATTAAGCCACCAGCTGTAACACCGCTGCTTAATGTTGTGATTGTGAACTGCGTGCTATTTAAAACCGTAACGGTGTACAAACCAGAAACTACAGTACCGCTTGTAACAGCAACAAATATTTCATTGCCACTGGACAAACCATGGGCAGCTGTGCAGGTCACAGTAACCGTAGATCCTGCTCGTGAATAGGTAGAGAAGATCCCAGGATCCCGCTCAATCACACGGTCTACCAGGCGCTCTCCAGCAAAGAAGGTCACTGGCGTTGGAATAGAACGCAAACGAACTCGCTGCTGTACCCACTGTGGATCAGTAAATGTTGTTACTTTGAAAAGCGTGACATTGCCGCTGGTGCTGATTGAGCTGGAGGCAGTACAGGTAAAGGTATTGGTTGTTGTTCCAATAACCGTTAGTGTCTCATCTAATGCAGCACCACTGGTTGCATTAAGATAAACGAAATCACCAACTTTATAACCATGCTCAACACAGGTTACTGTAATGGTTGTTCCACTTTGTAAATACGTTCCATTCTTAGATGCCTGCATGTAGCGCACACTAAGAATAGGTAAACCAAAGTTATAAAAATTAAACGAGTTGGCATCACGTACACCAACCATTTGTTCTCCGATCTCGCTATGGGTACTTGGAAAAGTAAACATACGAGCAGGAATAAAGACTCCAGGAAACTGCTGGAAAGCGCAGTACATCCTGAAATCACCACGAGTATTGCGTCCTGTTGCGCCGCTTCCTAAATATGTTTGGGTTAGCGTGTAAAGTTCATAACCACGTCGCCAACGGTTCCACATAGAGTCGTGATTGTAAAACCGAATTCGGCTAATCTGGTTGCGATCAGCCGGTTCAAAATCATAAGGATTAGTATCAATTCCTAACTGATATTTAGTTGGCTTCTTGTTGATTTTATCGGAAAAGTTTTTAAAACTGCTATCGAATCTTCCACCAAAACTATCTTTACGCCTAGCCATTTAAAGATAACCCTTCTCGTGGGTCTCCTGGATACGGATAATCTACTTCTTTTATACCCATCATGCGCCGCCAGTGATTAGCCATTTCTACAGCAAGTGACCAATTTAAACGGTTTTGTTCTTTTGACCAGGACTTAATGTCCTTCATGATCAATAGAATCCGCCTTGAGCACAAACGTAAAAACCGCTAGTCAGTGAAGTGGTGCCACTTACTGCTGCATATAATGCTTGCCCACGCTCCATAACAAGGCCGCGTGTTTTAGGCGATACTTCATTATTTGCAGAGCCAAAATTATCACCAGCATGGGGTACTGGATGATTAATTAATGGAAGAATCTCGTTAAGGGTCAAACTATAAGTTTGATTAGCAGCAATAGTTGGGATGCTAACAGTAAATAAAGGAAAGAATTGATTGACGTTAGTAATAGAAGAAGCGCTAACTACGTAAAAACAAATATCAATAGGCTGATAAACATTAACATTGCCAGTTGTCGTTAACGATGCTGCACTGGTAACGGTAAAAGTTGTAGAGGTAATAGCAGTAACAGTAGCTGTTTCATCAACAGCAGTACCACTGGTGTAATCCAGATAAACAGACTGGCCAACTTTTAAGTTGTGGTTAGCAAGGGTAACAACAACAGAAGTGGTACCAGTTTGCGAATAAGTACCAGAACCTGGAGTTGCAGCATCTAAAAAGATATTACGTTCTTTGCTATAGCGTAACCAAATCTCATCAACATACGCTCCACTAATAGATGTATCTGTTAATGAGCTATCAATATCTAAAACATTAGTTGCATTACCTACAGCTGTTGGAATCAAGCTTGTAGAAAACAACTGGCCAGAAGCAACAGTTAAAAGAGTACTGTTGAGAAATGGCCGGTCAATCATTGCCGGTTGCTTGTTGGTAGAAGAACTAGCCATTCCTTCTGGTTAACGTTACTTGCTAAAGCTATTGTAGCGCAGGTTTAAGCAAACAGCTTCTTAAAGATCAAGGGATCAAGTTGTTGTATTCCTTTAATCCTGCTGCCTGCCATACGGTAGTCACCAGGGAGAGGTCGTGTCCCTGGAGCAGAATCACCAGGAAGAGGGCGCAGTCCTGGTTCATAATCGCCTGGCCGTGCACGCAATCCACGTCCTTGTGTGGTTACTTCACGCCCTTGGAGTAGATCAATCATTGTCCTTTGTGTTTAGTAGCAAGTTCAACAGCACGGCGTGCTTTCTTAGCAGCTGGAGTGTTCTCTACAAACTGCTTACCACCACGAGATTCACGTTGTTTCTTTTGATCAGTCTGTCTACGTTCTTCTGGAGAAAGCTTTGCCCACGCTGCTTTAGGTAAGTAACGCTCTGTACTTTTCTTACCGGGTTCAATTGCTTTATCAGCCATCGTTATTTGTTCTTTTCATATTCAGATTTGGTCATCCATTTTTGCTCGCCCCAACGCTTTAAGGATTTTTGCCCTTCTGTTTTTTCTCCTTTGTAGCCGCCACCTTTCTTCTTGTATTCTTGCGCCAGGAGCTGAGCTTTACGTGCACTCCACTGACCTGGCTTTCCACCTTTGGAGCCAGACATGATGCGATCTTTAATGCGCTCACGCATTTCTGGTTTGGTGTATGCCATCAGAACTGATTTTGAATTGGCCTTTTATTAAGAATAACAGGAGGCACTGTATCACTTGCAGAACGATCTACCTCTCGCATGTAAGCAGGATTGTTCAGCTGATAGCGTGGATCATTACTGCCGGTGTAACCTACAACATAAGAACAAGGACTGTGTTGTTCTTTCATCTGGGGTTGAAACGGATCAGCAAAACCAGCTGTGGTCATGCTGTAGTCCTGATACATATTGCTGTAATTAACAGGATAAGCAGCGCTGTAACCAGGAACGTTTGCGAATCTCATGCAAAGTAATTGGTAACAGGTTGGCTCTGCATCATCTTAACCAAGCTGTTAACAGGTAGAGCAGCACCCGATGGCTGAGTCATCTTTGCAATGTAGTTCTTTAGATATTGTTCTGGTGTTTGCTCTTCTTCTTTTTTGCCAGTTTGAATAACAATGTTAATGGATTGCGGAAGATCTACTCCAGCAGGTTGTTGAGTTGGTTGTATTTGCGGAGATTGTTGATTTCCCAAAGAAGCTTCTTGACCGCCTTTGGTATGGAGTAGCTCAATTTCAAATCCTTCTGGTGTTTGGATTGTGCCTAAACCTTTGCCGGGTTTAAAAGCACCTGCACCTTTCCAATACAAAGGAGTGCCGCCAGGTACACCAAAATCAATTCCCTTGTGATATGTAGACGCACCTGCGGTAGGTGCAGAACGCGGACCAAAACCTGAAGTAATTGGGAAAGAAGGTTTAAACCCATCTTTTGTTTGCTGATAAAGGGGAGTTTTTGCTTCCCCAATTACCAAGTTTTGCAGGCCGCTACGCCAAGTACTGGGGTCAATGTATTGACCGCCTTTTTTAACACGGACATCAAGATGTGGTCCGGTTGTTGGAAAGATATCTTCCCCAGGTTTTGCAACGTAGCCGGTATGAATAATGCCTGCCATAATTATCCGAAGTAATTAACAGGCTCCGTTGTTGTCATTGCTTTGGCCAGCTCCATTGGAGAAGGCAATGCTGCGCGCCTATTCTTTTGATATTCTAATAGAAAACTTAGAGGATCACTACTTGCAGAAGTTGAGGTCTTAGCTCCATCGGCAATAATGATGTTAATGTTTGGCATACCTGCCTGTTGCAACTGCTGTTGCTGTTGTTGAGGCTGTTGGCTAGCAACACTTCCTGTCCCAACTTTTTGTTTTTGTTGCTCATAGTATTGATACAAGTCACCGAGTTTTTTAGAAGGTTGCCCGTAGTAACTTCCTCCACTAGATGTTGGCAATGCAGCCCACTCTGGAGCAAGCTTGTTAAGAACAGTTCCAAATTTTTCTCCTTTTAAGAAGGGGTCTAATGCAGCTCGCTTTTTATCAATCAAATAAAGAGCAGCGAGATCTTGCGATTTGGGACTAAAGTCAGGTAAGCCTAAAGCTTTTGCTGTACCTTGCCATGTCCCTGGCATAAACTGATAAGCACCAGCAGCAGCACTGTTATACCCACCGCTGCTAATGACTTTATCAGGATGACGCCAGCCTTTTGATGTGTCAAATTTGCCACCACCAAACATGGTTTGATAGCCAGCTTCTCCTGGAGTACCCTCTGCATAGCGAATGGTATTGAGCAGAGCGCGTACCTGAGGACGTTGAAGCAGTTCTTCGTAGCGTTGGCGCAGATCCGACATAACTTTACCGGAGGTTGTACTCGTAGTAGAAGCGGGTACCGATTGCTGTATCGGCAGGTCCGGGTAAAGCCTGGATAAATTCTGCGCCTTCACGCTCGAAACGATAACGGGCTTGCATAGGATTCCTATAGTTAGCCACGTATAAATGCAGAGCTAATCGGTCAGTTTCATAAAGATAAATCTCTGTCCAGGTTTTAAGTGTTTCTTTGAAATCAGTCGTTGTGATAGTACGGTCAACATCACCAGCGATGTTTTCTAACCGGTTACGAGGAACTGAATTATTATTCACACTACCTGTCATGTCGGTGCGCTTCTCCGCCTCATCGCACCGACTGACTTGTTCGACCAATTTCGAGTACCAGAAAGAATCTGGCACGTTGTTCAACGCTTCCTCAAGCCTAGCAAGATCACCAGCAGGAATAGATGTGGTGTTGTATCCTAAGTGCCAACGGATCTTTGACTTGAGGAAGCTATCAAGTTGCATTATTCAACTCGAATAAGATTTTCTTTAATAATTTCATCCCAATCAACACGCTTAATAGCTTTAAGTTGATCTAAACGGACGAACTTTTCGCCGGGCATTGAGGTTTGTAAATCCTTAATATCCCGTGCTGTTTTCAATCCTACTCCAGGTAAATGGTCTGCAATCTGCCTGGCGCTCGCAGTATTAAGGTTAATGCGAACATCCAGTGGGAAAGTTTCCTTCTTGGTAGGAATGGGAGGGTTGACGCCTTCTTCTTTTAGCTGCTCAGTGAGGCGTTCTTCCGTCCGATCCTTCTCATTGGTAGCACCAATGTGGGGAACCAGATCATCGCGTTCGATGTACAAGACTTCATCCTGCGCATCAATACACATCATGATCCCATCGCCGTGGTGAGAAATCATTTCAACGAGTTGACCAGTTGGTTTGTATTGGTAGAGCATTCAAAAAGAACGATAACTACCAATACAATACCAACCTCAACTCAGCTAATCAATACAGATCAGCTATCAGTGCCACCCACCTGAGAAGCAAAATCAATGTACTCATTGATATCTTCCCAAGCCACAGCAACAGCAGGACGCAGGTAGTTCACGCGGCAGATGATGTAGCCAGCTTTGCCAGCATCCTTATCGGTCGAGCTGATGAACACACCGTCGCCATCCACGGTAGTGGAGGTCACGCCATTCACGTTGAACACCTTGAAGGTGGTGTCCGCAGTGACCTTGTAGAACATCGAGTTGGCAAAGTCAGCCGCCACGATGCCTGCAGTAGTCACGCCAGTGGTGAAGGGCAGATCAGCAATGGTGGTGTCGCTCAGGCCCTGAGCAAACAGGGAGCTGGTTGCAGACACAATCGAGCTGGCAGCAGCCAGACCGTTGGCCTGGGACGAAGGCACACCAAACGGAGAGCCACCGTTGTTAGGACCAAGCAGCAGACCCTCAGTGCTGGTACCGCCGATGTCGGCAGTCACAGGAGCAGCAGGGAAACCAGCCAGGCCACCAGCCGGGATGTCCTGAGCAATAGCAATAGAAGCACCATACACATAAGCAGGACGTGCTGCAGAAGCAGACACAACCAGAGAGGTACGGTTATCGCGGACCCGATCATCAGGACGACGATCAGGAGAAGGAACAACAATATCGAAGCTCTTGTAGCTAGCTTTGTCAGCGGCAAGGTTATCAATCTTGACGTAGCCAATCAGCTCAAAAGCTTCAACACCAGGCCAGCCATACACACCTTCGGTGTTGTAGGAGGAGAGGCGATTGATTTGATTACCAGGCTGGAGAATAGCGCCAGCGTTGGACTTGTAAGTAGCCATTGTTAATTACCTCCTTCCTCAAACGATGGTGAAAGCAGTGGTAACAAAGTCCTTGTTCAGGTTAGCAAAACCGGCGTACAGCTGCCAAATCAGAATGATAAAACGGCTGAAATCGTCGTTATTGTTGATAAGAACCTGAGCATTTGGACCGCCAATGCCTACACCCACGGCCTGAGGACCGAAGAACAGTGCAGGAGGAGTGTCGTGAGAAACAGCACCAGCGCCGTCACCGATGTCAACGGTGATGGTCTTGGAAGGGAAGTTGGTGGACTCGAAGAAACGCACACCTTCAAACACAAAGCCGGAAGGCATGGTGGGCTCGCCACCAACAAATTGAGCTTGGCCGTATTGACCGCCGCCATAAATGGCAGCGTTGGGGTTCATGCCGCTCATCAGTGGGTTACCAGCAGCAAAGCCAGGGTAACGAGCCACTTCACGGAAGCCCTGATCAGCACGCAGATCCTTCATGAAGGAGGGATCAGCAATACAACGGTAGTAACCGTCAGCAAAGACAGGAACGTTACGCTTACGGAGGCTCTTCACCACCTCAAGCAGGTCGGTCTTCACGTTGAACTTATAGCGCTCAGAGGCGTACTCAGTAGCGGTGTAAGCGGTCAGCGTGGTTGCGCCGGTCTTGGCCTTGTTGTTAGGATAGTAGTAACCACCCTGGGTGTCGGACGATTGACCACGTGACTCGGACTTGAACAGTTCGTCCAGGAACACACGGTCGCGCCATCGGCGGTAGTCATCCAGCAGGGTCAGCGAACCGATGGACTGGTGGAACATGTTGAGGTTCCCCGTGTCCAGTAGCAGACGCTGAGCGGTCATCAGAGTCTCACGAGCAATTTTGAAGGTGCTCGGGAGGTTGGCGTTGTTTGGATCTGCAGGACCGGTGTACTCACGCAGAGACACCAGCACTTTGTCCTTAACGATGGACCGGCTGTTAGCAGTACCGATGGTTTGATCTTGGGTACGCTCACGATTAGTTTTCGTACCAGGATTGCCCCAGAAACGATAGCGGTCTAACTGGACAGTTTGGCCAGGCTGTTTAGTAAAATCGTGGACAACCACAGGCTCGCAAGCCATTTCCACGATATAAGCTGGGTGGGGACGGTACAGCTCCGCGCCCAACAGCTTGGGAAAGTCGTTCTCCTGATCTCCAATTTCTTGAAGGGGTGGACTATCTCTTCACCCTGTTAAGGGTGCTGGGCGCTAATGGCGTATTACAGATGAAGCGTCATCTACCGCCTAGTCTCTGCACCTTCCAACTACGAACTTAGTTGGCTTGGCTCAGGATTACCCTCGGCTTTACGTTAGGGCTTCCCTGAATTCACCCAGTGTTCACTGACTGGTTGCCCAGCCAGGCGACAACGTTGAGTACTCAGGTAAGGTGCTATACTCGGGAATCACGTTGTTAATAGACAACATGGAACCTAAGCAAGTCCCTGGATTTGAAAACCTCTACTTAGATGAAGCTGGACAGCCTTATCAAAAAATTGAAGAAAATTTTGAAAAACTAGTCGTTAGCTCTACAAGTATGTATGATCGTGTTTCCGTTTCAGTAGATGGAAAAAAGAAACGCTATCACATACATGTATTGATGGCGGTAACTTTTTTGGATCTTGATTTATCCTTGCATGGGATAAAATCAAACTCTTTACAGGTAGACCACAAAGACGGAAACAAAAGAAATAACTCTCTTGAAAATCTTGAGGTTGTAACTAAAAGAGAGAATTACAACAGAGCTTTAAAAGCAGGTTGTTATTCCAAAAATGGTTACGCCAGCAAAGGTAAAGCCAGAAAATCCTTGAGAAGATTTTTGGAAGAAGACATTGCAGAAATTAGAAAATTAAAGTCTGAAGGCCTGTCTTACCGGAAAATTGCAGAACAATTTGCTTGCAATCACCTGGCTATTTATCAAATCATAAAAGGGAATACCTATCAGGATCTGAGTTAGCTATCGATAAACATGTTAGGAATTCAGCGTAGTATTTGGCTGAAACCAGGATCCAGAAGATCCATGGAGCATTGGCCAACGGTTTCCCGGTGCCTCTGCAAACCTGGAACTTCCGCCCCATTGATAAAATTATAGCAACACTTACTTACAGCGGTTATTAATTTTGCCCCATTTGCTGGACAAAAGACCGTAAAAACCTACCTACACCGACACCTCCAAGGGCCGCAGCTGCTGGAGCCATTACATAACCTGCAGCTTGGAATGCCCCAGGAGCAGAAGAAACAGGGTAGCCCGCTTCATTAACAAGCTTTGTTCCCCGTCGACTTGCTTCAATTTCAGAAATAATTCGCCCACTGTTATTAAGGTAGTTCATCCCCAATGCAAGAGATGTAGCGCGACGGGCAGAGGGAACAACTGCACTAACTCCAGCAGTAGCTAGCCCCATTACATTAGGATTGATCCCACCATAAGTGTGGCGTTGAATCCATTGAAGAGGTCCACCACCAGCTTCAATAGCTTGGTGGCCTAACTCGTGACCAAGCGTAAACTTACTTGCTTTATCTACGTTTAATGAGATTGAATTTTGACCAATCCTGGAATAGCTAACACCAGATGGTTGAAAGTTGGCTGTTACTTCAGGATCTAATCCTGTTTGTTTTGTGTATTGTCCAACAATTTGATTTAAAGCTGGTTGCTCAAATGCAGTTCCAGTTTCTTGCATCCCGCGTTGCTGATATTGTTTAACAGCTCCACGTTGCAAAGCACGTGCGCCTGCCATACCAGCTAAAGCAAGCCCGCCTTGTAATGCTGTTTTCTCAGCTTGGTTCACTCGGGATCAAAGTAGGGTTCAACATCCTGATAACCAGCAGAGCGGTTCCAGTAGTTGTAGTTGTTAGGAGGTAATGGACCAAGCCGTTCATACGGATTGTAATCCATGGGTTGCAACGTTGCCATCTCAGAGCGAATCTCAGGAATCAATTGCTCTGTATAAGCTTTTAATTGTTTTTTTGCTTTATCAGTTTTAGACATTAGGATTCAGCTTCAGGGC